CTTCGCCGGCGCGGTGATCTGGAGGGTAAGAGCCTCGTTGCGCTGGCCCTTCTTCGCCTGGCGTCGCTGCAAGTAACCGGAGAGCAGTGCGGATACTGCATAGGGAATCCACGGGAGGCCGAAGGCGGCCGCGGTCACGCCAGCGATTATCGCGCCAGCCACTTCAACCTCCAACCGGAATCAAACCGCGAACTGAAGTAAAGCCCCGTGATGTCCGCGATCTCTACCTGGCGGCCGCCCAAGGCATGGACAACCCTATTCTCGCCGATATAGATAGCTCCGTGTGAGGCACACCGGCCAACGCGGTAGATCAGAATGTCGCCCACTTCCCAGGGGGCTGCAACCGGATCGCAGTATTGCCGGGTTTGCTCCAGATAGAGTTCCCGCCCCTGATGTAGGTTCCATTGCGCTGAATAGGCCTCAAGATCAAAAGCCTCTACGAGACCCGCCTCAGACATGACAGCTATCACTAGCTGCCCGCAATCCACCCCCACACCTTTCAACCGCGCGCCATGGTGGAATGGTGTCCCAAGCCAACTCAGCGCGGCGGATTTGATCCGCTTCCGCGCCTCGTCCGGCTCTAACCCACCATGATTTCTGGTCGAGGGATGTAGGGAAACCCCCGATACCGGGTCAGATTGGCAAACTTGGTCAGACATTCGTCCACCGTCTTGTTGCATCCGGGCACGGCCCGGTAGGTATCGCCAGACGCCACGACACACTGGAATGGAGACGGGAAATAGAAAGTCCCAGCCTCGAAGCGTGATACTGTCTTTGACTGGCCCGCGTTAGACCCGGTGAGAAACTCCACCATGCCCAGATCAAACCAGCCATTGGCTTCGGCCCGGTCGGAAAACATCAGGTCTCGGTCCCCGCCCAGGGCCGTGCCCAAGATCTGCCAAGGCCCCTCCAGCAAGCCGCAGTAGTTGTCGAACAAGGCATTATTGCATTGCTCCTGGCAGATCGTCTGCGGTGCCCGCATATCCAATTTCGAGATCCATGATTGGAGATGGACGGTAACCGAAACCCTCGTAATGGCCGCGATGAGCGAGACAACCCAGTCGCTGTGATGAAAGACTACCTGCCGCTCAAGGTCAAGTTGGTAGAGACTGACCCCCGCGCCGTCAAAGACGCCGGAGACGGCCAGCCCAGCCACCGTCGAGGCCGTCGGAGTAGCCGCGCCCTCTTGGTAGAGCGTCACCTCGCCGTTCGGCACGGTCAGGGTGATCTCGTCTATCTGCAAGTCCGCCTGAAAGCGCGCATCACCGCGGATGAACGGCAGCGGCAAGAATGTTGCCTCTGCATCATCCCCAACCGCGATAGTAATCGGCGCATCCCAGTTGACGAAGCGCAGGGCCTCCGCAGCGCCAGTCAGGGTGATCTTTAGCAGGTCAATCATTCGGCGTTCGGTGGAAGTTATCCCCACCTCGAAGGCCGGCAGCGCGTCTTTCATTCCCTCACCTGCATCAAGACGACTTGGGTAGCCGAGGCCATATACTTGAACCTGTTGCCGGGGAGCATATCGTCGAGAAAGCGCACTCGGTATCTGGCATTCGTGGCTGAATAAGTGAGGCGCGCATCAACAGCAGGCGCAGCAGGGAAAGCCACTCTCCCCGTCGCCAAGTTGACGACAGCCGCCGGGTTGAGCACCGCATTCACGTAGATCAAGCAGGCATCCATCGCGTCATGCGCCAGCTTGAAGTCTGTTGTCAGGCCATCCCCCACCCCGAAATCTCGCGCCACAGGGGCCAGATCAGTCAAGTCGTGGAACAAGAATGACTCATAGGCTCCTCGGTGGCGATGGAAGAAGTTCAGCAGGCCTTCATATTGGGCCGGCGTCAGGTAGTCGTAGGATAGCTCGAACTTGAGAAGCGGCGCGTCGCGGACGGCGTTGCGCTGGACATAGCCTGTCTCGTAGACTATCGCCTCTGTCGCCCAAACCGGCGTTGTCACTAGGTCAGCCATCTGGAGGTCGGGGTAGAAGAGATTGCTCATAGGCCCACCCTCCGCTTCAAGGCGCTGTTGTCGCGCATCGAGCCAAGTACGGCCCGGGCGATGGAGTCGCGATTCCGCATGAGGAAGGCGGCTCCCGTCTGCGTGTCAATCGCCTGAATCGTAATATTCACGGGCGATGCGCTGGCGAAGGCTGGCTGCGCCTGGCTGAGCGGTATCACTGCCTCCGGCCCCTTCTCCCCCAGCATCGCAATTGTGGGCTTGGTCACGATCCCGCCCGAGGCCATGCCCTCTCCCCCTCCCATGAAGAACTTCGCGGCCATGAGCCCCAACTGCTCCCAGAAATTGCCGCCTCCGCCTTGCTGTTCACCGCTAGCGAGCTGAAGCGATTGCATATAGAGCGCGGTTTTCGTCGCTTCCATGCGTTTACGATATTCGGCATCAATCCAGGCTGCTACCATCGCCGCCAGGCGATCGGCCAAGTAGCGCAGCATCGCGTCGCAGATGCGTTGGAAAAAGTTTAGGAAGCTCGCCGTCCCCTTCATCAGATCAAGGAATACGTCCGAGAAGGCAGACTTGATTTCGTCCCGAATAGACCCCCATAGTGATTTCTGCTGGGCAAGGCCAGCCTTGACAACCGCGTTGACGCGGGCCATGACATCCTTCGCCTGCTGCTCGATGGCCGCCAGTTCCTCTGCCTTGCCTTTCAGCCGAACGCGCATCATGTTCAGCCAAGCGTCTACGATCTTCTTCTGGGTATCCTGCCAGGCCTTGACTCGCAACTCCAGGATGCGCCGCTCATCGCCGAAGGCCTCGGCCTCGATCAACGGCAGATCCTTCACAAGTTGGCTATATGCGGTCTTGAGGTCGAGGCGCACCTTCTCTAGCTTCTCTTCCATCGCGGCGTGCTTGCTACGCCTCTCAATGGCGTCCTTCTCAAGGACTGCTATCTTCGCGTAGTAACGGCCCGCCGCCGCCTCGATTTCAGCATAGGATTTGCCTTGAGCGATAAGCCCCTCGATGAAGGCCTCCGAAAGCTTCATCTGCTCCTCGCGCAGACGCTCAGCCAACTTGGCCCCTTCTTTAGATAGGCCCGGCGGGGGTTTGTCTTTAGGCGTAACGACGTCCTCTATCGCTTTATCGGCAGCTCGCGCAGCTCTTTCCGCATCCCAAAGAGCATTCTTGAGTTTATCCAATTCCTTTTTCTGCTCTTTCGAGAGGTATGCGCGTGGAAGCGCCCCCAAGCGTACCTTCGTGCCATATGCCGGTACCATCTTCGCGCGGAAAGCCGCCAATGCGATCTCGGCATCGAGAATCTTCTGCGCCTCCTCTGCTGCACGGGGATATTGCTTCAGGAGTTCCTTTTGCCGGTCCATATGTGCCCGTGCTCTTTCTTGGGCATCGCGGTAAACTCCCCAGGCTCGTGCCGTAGCATAGATACCTGCCGTCAGCGCCGCAAGAGCAGCAATCAGGCCTACAGGCGAAGAGACCGCTGCGATTATCGCGGTGAAACCTGCAATGATTCGCGGTAGCAGACCCAGGAAGCTGCCCAGACCAATCAAAAGCAAGCTCAACTTTGCCGACAGGAGCACTAGTGCCGAGTTCGCTTCTCGATTCTGCTTCGTCCATGCCTCCATACGATCAGCCAGGCGCGAAATCTGTTCTGCGTATTTTTTCACCGCTGGCGTGAGGGCTTCCCCAAAGGCCGCCGCCAACTGGAAAAGAGAGTCGCTTAGGTTTGACAGCTTCCCTTCTGTCGTCTTCGACACCTCATCCATCGTTCCCTCAAAGCGTTTCAAGAGCTTTATCGCCGCGGGGAAGAGATCCTCGCGGTTCATGATCTCACCCGTCTTGCTAAACTCAACCCCCAACTCCCGCAGTGAAGTCTTGGGGAGGAGCTTGCCCATCTCGTTCAAGTCATACATGCCTTCCCGTGCCTTGAACATCGCACGAACCACCTGGTCCATAGGCATACCGAGCGCGGCCGCAGCATCACCGAGAAGGGTAAGAGTTTCCGTCGTGGTGCCGATTTCGAGGCCGAGTGCTGAAATGAGCAGGCTTGCCTCTATAATCCCCGGCAAATCGAAGGGGGTCTTTGCGGCAAAATCTACTAGCTCTTTGAGGCGGGCCTTTGCGGCCTCCGTGGAACCCGTCAAGACCTTGAACTGCGCCTCGTAGCGTTCCATCTGCCCGGCCGCCTGAACTAGTTTCCGGCCAAGAAGAATGCCCGCCGCACCCATCGCTACCAGCGCCAAGCCAGCGCCCTGAATCGCCTGTTGGTGCTTCGCGACCGCCGCGGACATCCGGCCCATCGCGTCCTTCGTCTGCTTCTCGACCGCGTTCAGGGCCTTGATCGCTTTGTCGTAGCGCAGTTCGATTGTGCCGAATATGCCGCCGACATCCAATGCCATATCAGTGTCTCTCGCCCTTCAAGATTCGTCTCCCCTTCTCGTCGAGCGGCCACTTCTGGCGTTCCCGGGCTATCAGCTGGCCGAGCGCATCCCAACCCGACACGTCTTTTTGCTGGGGGCCAGGGGCAATTACTGGCGCGGGATGGCTGCTCTTGGCCATGGCCTCAAGTTGACGAGCAATGCGGTTGCGCGCGGTCTTTTCCAGGTACGGAAACGAGGCGGCCTCAACCGCCGCGATGTGTTCCCTCGCGTTCCACCGCAGTCCAGCATTTAGCAGGCTTGTGAACAAGCGGAAGTCCATCGGCAGGAGGCCGTCTAAGGTATAGCCTCCTCCGACGTAGCGGAGGAATCCGGCGATGGCATCGGGCCAGTCAATTTCATGGCCGCCTCCGCTACCCGCAGCGTTTCCGCTGCCTCGGGGAAAAAATGGGCCGTGACCAGCTCGGAGAGTTTCAGCGCCTGCTGCGCGTTCAGAGCCAGAAACTCCTCCCGCGGCATCCCCGCCGCCTCCATCGTTAGGGCGACCAGTTCCCATTGATCCTCGCTGCCGTCTTGCCGCGCTTTGTCCAGTTTGATCATCGTCGCGACCGTGATCGCGACAGGATAGGACTTGCCGTTCACCTTGACCGCCAGCGGCTCGACCGCTAACGCGTCGAGATCGTGCTCAACTGCCATTGTTCAGGCTCCTCTCCAAACTAGCAGGGCAGATTTGCTTCATTGCCCATGAAGAACAGTCGCGGGCAAGCCTGGCTTACCGGGAAGATCTCGAACAGGACGTGGATGACCTTCTGCACATCCGGGCCGTGCTCGATCTCTGCGTCTATCCGCGGAAACGCCAGGGGGAAGATGAACCACGTCTCCGGGTTGGTATCAGGTGCATTCTCCCAATACGGCTTCAGGATGAGCCGCTTCGAGTATGAGCGGTGCGAAGTCCCCAAACCAACCTGAATATCGAGGGCCTGGTCGCCAGGCGCCGGTGTCGGAGTAGTTACGCCGCCGCCGTAAATCTTCGCTTCTGTGGGCATCACGTTTAGCAGCAAGTCCCAGCCCATATTGGCGAAGTTGGCCTCAACCTCGACCGTCTTTCCGACCCCGTAAATGTCCCAGGGGTTGACGCCCGTCTGGTGGAATGTGACGGGAAACGTCTCCTCCCGGATACGCACGATTGTAGGGCCAGCTTCCGTCTTGCCGAACTCCTCTTCTACTCCCGCGTCGCCCCATAGAATCTGCGCAGGACCGGCGAGGGTAAATTCAGTTGCGTCTGCCATCTTATTTGCCTCCTAGACTGCAAAAAGCTCCGCCGAGCGCGCCCGCACGACATACATCGCTGAGACCTCATGCCGGAAACGCTCATCGCCACCAATCAGTTGCGGCTTCGCCTGCGCCAGGATGGTGTCGGCTATCCACTCCGCAGGATAGCTCCCGTCGCCTAGACGCACCGATGCCGCGTCGCGCAGGACCCGGTGAATCAATATCCCCAGGTCGTGCGCCTCCCAGAAGTCCGGTTCGACCGGCCCCAGGCAGAGCACCTGGAAGACCGCCATCTCAAGATTGTGCCGGAGCCGCGGAGACATAGGGTCTCCGCCAGCCTCCAGCAACACAGCTACAGCTCCGCTCGTCTTGGCAGGCAGATAGCCGCAGTGCCAGTCCACGCCGCGCTCCAATCCTGTCTGCGCGGCCACCCAGTCGAAGAGTTCCTTTACCAGAACCATCTCAGGCCGTCCCCTGAATCTGGGCTATCTTGCGGCCCCAACTGCTCACATATTGCTGGCGGAAGCGCTGGAGCTTGGAGGATAGGAAGTAGTTCCCTGATCCCGGCTCCCGGAAAGTCATCGGCACTTGATGGACATGGGCCGCGTAGGGTGTATTGAAGCCTACGGTCAGCGTCGCACCAGAGGGCCGGGCGAACACCTCAAAGGTTCCGCTTGACCGCAGGTTACCAGTGTCGATTGGCACGGTTGGAGGAACATTGATCGAGT